TGAACATCATTAACCGTAAGGTTAGCATGTTTACCGTCCAACGCAAATAATTCTTTAAAATGCACAAGGTAATATCTCCCTTGCTTATGCAGTATATGACATGATTGATATATCTTCTTCTCTTTTCTGGATGCTACACCAATTCTTGTTAGAGTTTCCCTAACCTTGAGGAAGTCATCGGGTTCGCCCAATAGCACTTCTACCATTTTATCCGGTGTCCACTTCACTTCAGGCTCTTGAACCACGCTCATTGTCTTCCTCCAGTTTCAAATTTAGATCTTATGAAATTAAGTTGCTCTCTGGTTAGTATTTTCAAAGCCTGTTTCGCCTTTTCATTGCTATAACCATAGTAACGTTTGATACAATCAATATCTTTAATTGTATCTTTTCGGAGCCAAGGAGAAAATCTCTTCTTAGTTCTCAGTGTATTTAGCATAAAATCATATTGAATCTTCTTTGGTAGAAAATGATACCTATTCATCTCATTCGCAAACATAATTGCGTCAAGATGTCCCGAAAAACAACGATTAATAATATATGGAGAATACTCCTTTTCCAATGAAGGATCTTCATCAATCAAATTCTTTTTTGTCTGGTTAATAGATTTCAACCAATCTTTCAATTCAGTCATAAGAATGTTTCATCCTTACTGGAGTCTACCACAATACCATTATCTTCTGCAACTAATTCTACTGCTTGTTGGGAAAGATAAACACCACTATTCATAGAAACATTCATATGAGGATCAATCTGCTCTCCTAAATTATCAACATCTCTTATCAAATTAGAATACTTAGAATCAGAACAAGCAAACTCTTGTTCTCTCTTAGTAGTATAATGACATACAACAGGATTAAAGTAATCCTTATGCTTTTGTTCTATCCATCCCTGTGTAACGTCCTGAGCAGCAAAGAGACCCTCTGTGACACCCATACGACTAAAGATAACCCATACAGCATATTGATCAGCTATCCTTCTATTAGGAACTGGTAAAAGAATTTGATTCTTTTTAAACTGTTCCATCAACTCAGATAATTCATCCAATCTCTCAATGATATCACGATGAATACCATCATTCAATAGAATAACTCCAAGACAATGTTTATATACCTCACACGTTCCACCTAGATCATATATACAAGATTCAACTAAATCAAGTTGCTCTCTTATATTCTCTCCACCACCATGATTTGGATCATGTCTGAATCCAAATTCTTCTCTACCATACACATCATGAGTACAATAGGTATCAAATAGATACTGAACATCATGATAAAAAATAGTATCAGAATCAACATATAAAATATTATAAAAATCATCCTCAAAATATTTTAAATTATACCACCTATGAATTGACCATGCATTAAGCATATCATGATTAAATCCTTCTTGGAATGGTTCAACTCTTACTGAATATTGAAGATTAAAATAAGGGGGAATAAGAGAAGGGTCATCGCAAAAAAGATAAACAGATATTTCATTATTAAACTCCCTAAGTGAACGAATACTATGATCAAGACGCTTTAATTCATGATCATTTATATGATCATGTTTATTTTTCTTATAAGAATAAACAACAATATTCTCAAAGTCATTGTTTTTACCCCGCAATTTATTTAATTTTTCATGTATAGATAATGCCATTATAATCCTCCTATTATATCATATAAAGTATTAGGCTCTGTTTCATAATTAGTAACTAATAATTCTGTTTTAATATTTTCATTTGTACCTTTATCACCACGATGTGCCATAGAATACCTCAATTTCCATTCCTTTAGATTATAGTTTTTATACAATTCCAAAAGACGTTCATTAACATTATATGTAATCATGAACTTATGGATACAATTATAAACATCATCTGCAAATCTATCATGATCAAACTTTTTATGCATCTCACGATTCTTTCCATATAGAAAATCCTTAATATCATAAGGAGGATCTAAGAATATAAAAGTATCTTTTGATCCATGTTCTCTCATAACCTCAGAATAATCAATATTAGTTATCTTCCAATTTTTAATCAATCTAGAGTATTGTGCTAACTTATCTGCACCCACAAGAGAAAAATTAGAATTAGATGCTGTTTGTGAAAAAGTACTATTCTCTGTCAATCCAGAATAACTACATTTATTCATTATAAAAAATGCTATTGCTTTCTCAAAATCATCATAAGTATCAATCTCTTCCTTATACCTATTGAATAATTCTTTTGCCTTGGCAGTTACCTTATCTTTATCACCCCCATCTAATGTCCTCTGTTTCTCCTCCCTGATCCTCTCAGAGAGTTCTTCTCCCCTATCTCTAAGTTGTACCCAGAAATTATAAAGAGGCACATACAAGTCATTCACCCATACAGGTATATTTGGATTTGCCTTAGTAATATCAATCGCAATAGAACCACCACCAATAAAAGGTTCTCTATATTCACTAATAACTTTAGGATACCATTGAGATAAAGTCTTAATTGCTTTTGACTTACCTCCAGGATATCTAAGACATGTCTTCAGAGATTTATTTGTTATCTTCATAAGTAGTTGGATTGTATTTCAAATATTCCCAGAAAATCATTTTCATTTCTTTCTGAGTCATACCACAATGCTTTGCAGCAGCAGGTAAATTCATCTTATTACGAAACAACCCTTCATTTGCTTCTTTAACATTTTCAGGTGTTGTTTTAACTTTTTGTTCTATAAGTTTATCAACCTCTATTTTATATACCATAATCCCACATATGTTTTTCTGGTACCATCATAGGATGTTTTGGTCTTGGAATACCAATATCCATTCGTATAGGAGCATCTAATACTCTATCAAGACTTTCTGACATTCTACGATAACCAGTTCCAACATACATCTGTCCAGCAAATACTGATAATGTAGCAGTACCCCAGAAAATATAATAAAATCTAGACTTTACTTGATGTCTCTGTTTCTTTTTGTTCTTCTTCATGTTTTCTCCAAGGTTCATGATGTGATAAATCTAACCACCTTTTAATCAACTTAAAGAACTTTATCATTCGATAATTCCTCTAATGTGAATAAACTATGAAGTTCTAAGTTTGCATCTATCATAGCATGATTAGCACCTTCTTGTCTATCTATAATAGTAACTACACGATTAACTACATAACCAAAATCACGTAATTTCTCTACTGCCTTAATAGCCGATCCACCAGTAGTAGTCACATCTTCTAAAACAGTAACCTTACAACCCTTTATAGGAAGTTTACCTTCAATCCAAGCATCAGTTCCATACCCCTTTGGTTCCTTACGAATAATCAATGCATTAAGTTTAGTCCTTCTATTAGTATCCAACCATGATGTCATAGCAACTGCACTGACTAAAGGATCAGCACCTAAAGTAAGTCCTGCTACTGCCTGTGAATCTTCCTCAACATGATCAAGAAATAAAGTTCCTATAAGAGTAAGACCTTCTCCACTTAAACTAACAGGCTTACAATTAACATAGTGCTCGCTTTTCTCACCAGAAGAAAGAGTAAACTCACCTCTACGATAAGCATTCTCTTTCAATAATCTTAATAAGTACTCTCTTAATTCTTTCATTTAAATTGACACCGCATTAAAACTTATTACTGTTCTATCTATAGTATGATTCTCAACCATTGAAGATCCATGACGTAACCAACTAGGGAATAAAACAATTTCACCACGTTGAATCTTCAAAGTACAAATCTCAGCATTATACTTAGATGGAGATTCTGGATTCCAATTTTCATACACCCCAAGATGATTTGGATTTTCAAAACACAATGGACTACTCCTCTCATCAACATTAATATACAATGCTCCAGATACTAAGGAATATTGATGACGATGCATTTTTAAAGAACTTCCAACATCTTGAATATTAAACCAAGAACGATTAACCACTACCTTCTTAAACTGAAGATGGGTAATATATTCATCTACACATTTCTGTATCTTATCTTGTATATTCAAACGAAATAATAAATTACTATTCTCTGACCAATAAGAAGAGGCAGCTCTACCAATCAAAGCATCATGCGATCCTGCCTCTTCTCCTTTAAGAGT